CGAATGATGGGATTATTTAACGCTGAAAGTACAGTCAAAGTGGCATCAGAAAAACCAGCTTTTCCTTTAGGACTATTAGAATTCTGTAAGGCAGCAAGACGATTTCTTTCTTCTGTGCCTTCTGGTGACGCAATGGAACGGAACCAAGAGTGTATTTCTTGCCATGACTGTAACTTCTCATCCACAGAAAAACTTATAGTAAGTGGCTTATAGGACATTTTATTACCAGGCGAGTATACATCTATGCCTGGAAAATTCAATGGGGCCTCTCCTAGTGAAACTCCTGGTATATTTACAGACTGGCAGAAGTATTGTACCGTAGGCATCCTATTAAAGACCAACAAGAATTTTGTTGGCTGTAAATAGTTAGTATTTTGGGGTTGTCTTGTAAGTGCATTCATATGTTTATTTATGAACCAAAAAAAAGACCACCCGAAGGTGGTCTTTGAAATATCACTCTAAGGTGATTTATTTTCTTTTGGATTACATCAAGTTCTTGACGCCAAACAAACGATAGTAAACGTTTGTACGAGCATTTAAGCGTCCAAAACCAGCGTCTTGACCTTGAGCAAATGGGTTTGCTACCATGCCGTAACGAGTTTTGAATCCAATCTTTGGTTGGAATGTGAACTGGTCAACTGCACGAACCATTTGTAGAGGAACGTATGGGCAATAGAAAATACCAGCATCGTAAGGTGAAGAGCCTTTGTATCCGATGGTGACTAATTCTTGGTTGCTTGTGTATCCACCAAAGTATGGGTCAATGTAAACCTTGATACGACCATGTAACATACCAGCAAATGTATTGCCTGTATCGTCAACTTGGAGGTCAGCTTGTAGAGCAGGAGTGTAAGAAAGAACACCAGCCATAGCCATTGCAGATGCTACGTCAGATGAAACAATCAATACGTTACCTTTACCTCTACGAGTTTGCTTGGCAATTACGTTAGCGTCACGTTCAATTTGGAAAATCAAACCTTTGAAACGCTCAACAGACCAACGACCGTTTGAATCGGTATCTAAGTCGAAATAACCAGCAGTAGTTGTACCATACTGAGCACCAGCAACAGCACAGGTGTAGATTGTACGGATAACTTCACGGTTGATTTCAGCAAGGATCTCGGTAGACAGAATGTTTGACAATTCTGTTTCAGCGTCAAGACCATGGATTGCTTTTAAGTCTTGTGCTAGTTCGAGTGAGTACTCAGCTTTCAAGGCACGGGATTGAGCAGTTACAGTAACTTTCTCAATTGTGAATGCCATCTGCTGGAATGGTTGACCAACATCGGAACCTAATACTTCAGCTTGTGCTGTAGGAATAGCGATACCAGAAGTTGTTGTGCCAGAAGTAGGATTCTGAAACTGTGTAGATGTATCAGATGCCAAGTTACCTTGGAAACCGTATGGGTTGTTGGTAGATGTATTACCAGAGAATACTGTGTTAGCCTCGTTGTAGAAAGCTTCAGTATTTGATGTACCAGTCTGAGCATTGTAACGTGCACGCATTGCAAAAATCAAACCTGTAGGACCAGTCATTGGCTGAACACCAGCAACGTCATAAGCGATTAGATTTGGCAAAGCACGGCGTACTAATGAAATCAAGATTGGATCAAAGTTTTGAACACCACCAGCAATATTGGTAGGACCAGCATCTGCTAATTCGTTCAACTGCTGACGGTCTTGAGCCATAGCTTGATGTTGATTTTCCAAAACAAGGGCTGTAACAGCTTTCTTGTATGGGTCTTTAATGGCTTCGAGTTCTGGATGCTCTAGAACTGGATTCCATTTCTTTTGTAGTTCTTCAGTCATATACATTTGTAGTTTTCCTTATGTTGTATATTTTTGGTATTATTTTACCAGGGTTTGTGAAATGGTTTTTGCATAAAGTTCCATGGAAGGATCAGCAAAAGATGTTTTCTTAACTTCTTCTTCAATGGTAACTTCATCATCTAAAGCAGATGAATCAGCAACTTTAACTTCTGCCTTGAAATATGATTCTTTCAAAGTAGATAGTTTGTCAGCAAATTCTTCTTCAGTAGTAAATTCCACACCTTCTGCAAGTGCTTTTAATTTTTCTACTTGTGTCTGCGACAGGCCTTCACACGCTGTGTAGATAGCCTCAATTTTTTTCTGTTCGTTTAATTCTTTGGACAATTCGATACCTTTGTTGATTTGCTCATTCAAAGCAGCTTCTAATTCTTCTACTTTGGAAGCCATTTCTTCAACAACGTCAACCTTTTCGGCTGGAATGTCGATGTAATGTTCAACAAATAGGTTACGCAAACCTTCAATGAATTCTTCTGTAATTTCGGCTTTTAATCCAGTTTCGATTGCGAGTTCGTTGTCATTCATCCACTCCTCAACCATGTAGTTGAGATAGTCATCAACCTTAGCGGCCATTTCTTCTTTAACTTCTTCCAAAGCAACTTCAAATTGCTCCATCAACTCAGCTTGAATTTCTTCAACGATAGGAGTAGCACGAGCAACAACAGCAGCTTCAAAAATTGTGGCAGCTTTGTCTTTGAATTCTTCAGATAGTTCTTCACCTTGCATTAAGGCATCGATATCTTCGTGGTATGATTGGAATGTAGCACCTGGATTAGCTTGCATTGTTTGTGGTGCCAATTTACCAGCAATACGGTCACGAATAGCTTCGTAACCTGTGGCATCAGCTTGTGCAACATTGTGCAAATCAGCACGACCCATGTGGTCTTGTGGACCAGTAGCCTTAGAAGCACCAACACCGTCTTTTTGTGCACCTACAGGAGGTGTAGCACCTGTAGGAGTTGCTGACGGAGTGCCTTTGGTGTAATCAGGCAAAGTATCATCTTGGTCTGCTGGAGAAACTCCAATTTGACCAACATCCCCTTGGCCAGTGACCACGGAAGTTGACAATTTTTGTGGCTTATCTTGGCCACCTGATTTAGATGAAATGTTTGAATCAAACGTTTCTTTGGAACCTTCACCAAGTAAAATGTTGGTAGCGGCGTCTGTTAATTTTCCCATTTTGAAAATCTCCTTGATTTATTGGATATATTTATATTTAAAGTTTTTTCATGAAGTTTTCAAAAATGTGTAGACTTACACGCTCAATATCGGCTTTTGAAGCTTTGCGAATCTGTTGAATCGCTTGAGATTGATCCTGTTCTGTCCATACACCATTGACTAACATCCATTCTTTGCCTTCCATAATACCTTGTACAAAAGCACCAGGTGCGGAAGGGTCTGCTACAATATCCGCCGCTGTGGCTAGATAAAAGTCGTTCTGAACAACATTAACACCGTTAACGTTTTTCAATGAACCCATACCTCTAGATGATACGCCCAATTGAGCACCGCCTTCAATTAATTGACGAGCAATGTTTCCCATTGGTGTATCGAGAACTTTGGCTTTACCGATCCATTGGTTACCATCTTCCCTCAAACCTTTGATAAGAATCGCCACTCGGTCCAAATTAATGGTTGGAGAATCAGGATGACCTAACTCACCAAATGCACGGTTCTTATTAATATATTCTTCTGTGTAACGATGAACTTCTTTTTTCATCGTATTAAATTCATACAAACGGCCGTTCTTATTTTTTCTTTCGGAAACTAAGAATGGACCTTCAATGAATAAAGACTTTTTGCCACTACCAGCGGCTTCTTCAATGTACTCATAACTAATGGTTTCATTTACTTCTTTAATGAGTTTCATTTTATTTTTCCGTTAAGGTGTTACGCCGTATGGAGGATAGTTAAATGCAGCTGGATCTTGGAACTGACCGCCACTATAAAATTGACCATTTTTGTGTAATTCAATAATAACTGTGTAAGCTGCATTGGTGGTTGTACCAACTGTTTTAATTGTTACATTACCTGTAGGACCAATTGAATTATTTGTTATTGCTGGTAACTGATATTGTGGATTTGTATCAATAGCTCCAACACCTAAAGCATAAATTGTTGCACCTGTAGCGCCTTGCCACTTTAATTGTAAATGGCCAACCTCAGCATCAACAGAAGCAACAACCCTTGAAATAGTAAATGCCGAATTGGCAAATCCTGTAGCAACTGTATTACCTGATTGGTACGGCAAGTTGTTGGCATTTAATGCGTATGCCAATGTTTTAGGGTCAATAATAACGGTTTCTAATTCATCAGAATCAATAATACCAATACGTTTAATAACGGTTCTTTTATTAGTATCAACTAAAATTTGTGAGCTGTTTGAAATAGCCATTTTTTATCCTATTCTTCGCTTTGGTCAGATTGCTCTGATTCTACTGTTTCTGATTCAAAATCAGATTCTTCCGTTTCAGGAGTAATAAAATTTTGTGCAACAACCTGTTTAGCGGCTTCAATATGGGCAGTCACTTTATCGTGGATTGCTCCATACAATTCGCTTCTAAAATTTACTGCGTCTGCATCCATTGCGTAATCAACAATATTGCGGGTTGAAAATCCTGACATTTTTGTATCTCCTTATACCAATTATATATTTATCAACTATGCTTTTTCTTGGTCGGCTTTGCCTGTATCTTTGACAGGAACATCGGCCGGATTGGCTGGTTGTTGTGGTACACCAGACATCATCATTTGTTGTGCCACATCATTACCAACTGCGACTGGTAATCCAAAACCATCTTTCTTCTCTTGGTTAATCTCTTTGTCCATCATCTCAATCTCATCATCAGATAAACGAAGAACATTACGTTGAATCCATGACTGTGAGAAGTAACGACCTGTGTATGGATCAACAGAACTTAACAACTGTAAACGGTTAGTCATTAACTCTGCATCTTTAAGTTCAGAGAAGTTATTATCTTTAATGAAGTCATAGTAAATATGTTCCTTCATTTCTTTCCATTCATCATCGGTACAAATACCTTTGAGAACGCATTGGACACGAAGTGCTTGTTCAAACAAATCAGAAAACTTGTTGCGCATACGGTCAACAAATTTGGCAAACTTTAGTTCGTCACGGGTAATTTCATTGCTACGGCCAAGTGAAAAACCATTCAATTCTGGATTTAAACGAGAAACTGGTACGTTTAAAGCTTTGTATAATTTCTTTTCAAAGTACTTAACATCTTCTAACTCACCTAAGTTTTGACCACCAGGTAATGTAGTAATCTCTGTGCCTTTTCCACCTTCACGGCGTGGCAACCAAAAATCTTCCATCATTGACAAGAACTTGCGGTCATCACGGACTTCACCTGTATTGGCATCGTATACAAGTTTGTTCTTGTATTTTACCATGATGTCACGGAGGTATTGTTCTGCCTTTAACTTAGGTAAATTACCAACGTCAATATAAAAAATACGGCGTTCAGGAGCACGACTAATTCTGTAAATGACTGTAGCATCTTCAATCATCCTTAACTGATTTAACGGTTTGATTGCTTTGTGTAAATACGACAATACCACGGCACGGCGAGAATCCATGAGACCAGAAACAACTGAGATAATGGAATCTGTGGTAATACGGACACCAACAGGACCAAAGTTGCTAGAAGAACCAGTAGTAACCTTATCATTGAAGATATAATATTCATTAACAAGATCCATTACCTCCACGCCAGTGCGTTCATCTTTTTTCTTTTTAATCTCACGAACTTTACGCAGTTTGCGTGGATCAATATATCTTAATTCTTTAATGCCTTCTGTTGGTCTTTCACGGTCAATAATAACATGATAGAACATTCTACCATCTACATAGTATCTACGGAAAATATCGTGTGCCAAGCTTTTGTAATTCAGCATACGAAGAACAGTATTAAACTCAGCACGAATGGCGTTTTTAATTTTTTCTGGTTGCTTTAATTCATCCATAATGATTTTGATATTTTTACCATCATCATCTTGGCAAATAGCTTCATTAACAATATCGTCAATGGCGGCTTCAATTTCTGGCTGCATAGCCATTTCACGGTATCGTGAGATTAGTTCAACTTCATTTTTAGCGGTGCCGTCTAGGTCAACATATGTTCCATAATAAGCGGCTGATGTAATCGTTAATGCGCCATCGTCATTGGTTGGCGGCGAAAACGACTGTTGGACTCCAGCTTCGTCTTCCGACTTAGCTCGAGCAATTGTAAAACCAAAAAGAGAGAATTTATTTAAAGCTGCCATATTGTTCTAATCCAATTCAAAAAAACATGATGGAGAGGACTAAGCCTCTCCGTAAAATAATTAAGTAGTAGTTGGCGCTGATTCCCACCATTGATAGGCAAATGTTGCCGAGTATTCTTCAATGGTATCGTTTGAACCCCAATCTAAATCAATTGGTGCCAAATCTAATGGGAACAAACCTACAAATTTATAAGATTTGATAATGTTACCGGTTTTACCATACTGGTCAACTTTTGCATCAACAGTATAACCTGATGGACCACCAGCACTTGCATTACGCACATTACCTGTATGACTATTTATTGCGTTCATCCAGGACTCAAGTGCGTTACGAACTGTAAAATCTTCATCGTTAATAATTTGTAGTGACCAATCAGTAAAGGTACGGTTACCAGCAAACTTGAGTTCACGACCAAAATAATACAAAGGTACAGTACCTACGGTAGAACCAGGTAACTGTGCCGATTTGGCCATAAATGTTGTTTTCTGTGAAGCGGCTGTGCCATTAGTTGCAACTGTTGGGAAGGATAGAGTTACTTGAAATAGATTGGGACGAGCACCGTCACCAATCATATTTGCTCTAAATTCTGTTACATTGAATGCCATTCTTTTCTCCTATTCGTTAGTATTTATTGACCAGCTGCACCAACGACTGTTGTAAAGTTGACGCCAGTTCTTACAGCAACGAAATTCAATTGGATGTAATTGATTGAACGAGCAGGCTTGATGTAAATATCACCAACAAATTGATTAGAATCAATAACTTGCGGTGTATTATTTGTAGTATCACAAACAACACGGAAGTCAGTAATACCACGGCGACCTTGAACATCTCGTAAGAATGGAGTTACCATGGCAACAAAATCTGCTCTGGTAAAGTCATCATTGAATTCAAACAAAGAATATTTAGAGGCAGTAGAAATTGCTTTTTCGAGTACAATAAACAATCTGCGTACATTAATACGGTCAAACGCTGATGGTTTGGCTTGTAATGTTTTATCGCCGTAAAGAACTGTTCCTTGACCTGGTAAAGAAACAACAGAATTAATACCTTTAGAATACAATGTATCTCTATCTGTTTGCTTTGGATTCCATGCCAAACGAACAACATTCTTTAATGCGCCACGATTTAATCCAGCAGGTGAGAACCATGGATCTGTAACTGAATCGGTGTACACACAAAGACCAGCAATGTCAGCATTTAGTGGAACATATTGGTAAGTATTGTTGTATTTGTTGAACATATACTTCCAACCAGAATCGGCAACAGCGTAAGATGTTGTACGATTTAATCCGTTGTACCAATTAGTAATATTGGTTGTTTCAGAACCACTTTGATTTACTACGGCAGAAGATGGTGGTGAAATAAATGCTACACAATCTTTACGAGTATTAACAATGTTATCAATGACGTATTGTTGTACTGTATTACTTGCTGCACCAGTAATTACCAAAGAAATATCTACATCGTCTGGACTTTGGAAATAAGAATAACCAGTAATTGTATTTGCATCAACTGGAAGAGCATCGAAACCACCAAGTAGATTTACTGTATTTGCAGTTGAAATTGTTGCAAAACTAAAATTATTGGATGCTGGTTTGTTCCAAGTAGAATTCGTTGTTGCATAGTTTGGAGGATCCATTGCGTAGATATATTTGGACTGATTCAAAATTACTTGTTTATACCAGTTTGAATTACCTAATGAATCTGTGGTGTTAGTTGCTTTAGATAGATACGGGAATGTTTCTAATACTGTACCTTTTGTACCAGTAAATGCGCCGCCAGCGTCCACAACAGCAATGTGAACTTCATCGTTAGATGCGCCATATGCAGCTGCTTGAGCGGATGTACCAGGAGCACCATTAAAGAAACTAGCAACACCGTAACCATTAATGTTCCATGTTGATGTATAAGAACCAGCATCAACAATAGAAATTGCTAAAGAGTTTCCTAAAGTACCAACATATCTAGCTGCCCAAGGACCAAAGGCGTTATTACCATCAAGATTTAATACGGAATCAGTATAAACTTGTCGATTTGGAATATAAAGTTGTTGACTTAATGGAGGAGCAGAGATTGCGTTAGTAGCAAGACCATCTACAACACGAACAATTTTTAAATTGTTACCGTAAGCTAAGAAAGAA